AGACCGCGCTCACCTGCTTTAGACTCATACAAGTTTTTCATCTCATTGAGATAGGCTTCAAAGTCTGGCTTCTCAGTATATGCTACAGAGTTGTTTGCGAGGCGACGCTGACCTTGATCAACCCACCACTGTCCTGATTTAGCTTTAGACATACGCTGATCAGAAAGATTTGACAGACTGATAAGAGCAGAACGACGTACACCGCCTACTACTACAATATCTGCAATCTTACATACAACATCGTGGCACTCAATACTTGTTAGCTTACGACCTGCTGCTTTTTGAAATACACCAGTACAAAACTGGAATAAGTCAACCAAAGGCTCAGGTCCCGATGCACGACCACCAAAAGTTTTTAGTCTTGCACCTGCTGGACGTACTCGGCTCATGTCCCACTCGGGTAGTTTACCTGCATAAAGCATGGCAATCAACTCACGAAAGGCACTTGCCCATCCAAGCTTGCTGTCACTTACTACAATAGTAGAGCTTGTTTTGTGGAAAGTTTCAGCTACTTCTGGTAGTTTATTGATAAAATTGCGTTCTACACTAAAGCCTACTCCTGTTCCACACATCAACACATACATAAGCTCGTCAAAAGCTCGTGGATGGTCAATATGCAAATAACTACAGTTGAAACCTGCTACGTTATCACGCTTGAGGGCTTCGCCTGCTGTCATCATACATCTCATAGAGGGCATAACTTCCATAGCGTGAATAGCATTATAAATCTCTTCACCGCTCTCGTCGTCTAACTGCTCTCGCTCTTTAAAAAAGTCTACATAACGCTTACAAGTCTCTTCCCAGGTCTCTCTACGACCCTCTTCTTCAAGCCAGCGTGCATACCTACTCTTGTGTATAAAACTTTGATACTGATCCATTAAATCATTTTCCTTTGTATTTCGGATATGTTATCCGTGCCTATCGCGTCATCGCAATATGTAATTAAGTCCATCAACTCATAATTCTTTAGTAATACTTCAGCATTTGCGTTTAGCTCTTGTATGTACTTGTACTTACCGTCTATGGGAATATTGTCATAAATTGTCATTGCATCGCCGTATTCTTTTATAAGCTGTTCAGCTCTCTTCGGGCCAATACCATTAATACCTGGAACATTATCACCTTTATCTCCTGTGAGACACTTGAAAGAGATATACTCTTCAGGTGTAACACCGTAGTGTTCGCTCCAGTTTTCTATAGTAACTTCTTTTCGAGTAACATAAGAAAATCTACTTACACCGTCTTGGATCAATAAGTCCCAATCTCGGTCACTTGACAGTAGCCAAATGTTTTCTAAACCATACTGCTCTTTATCTTTTACAAGGTGGGCAGCAAGATCATCTGCCTCTACACCTTGGTATCTAAGTACCGTATAGCTCTCTGCTAATAGTTCTAAAGTCTCTTCATATTCATCAAAGAAGTCTATAAATGCTTGCTTTTCTTCGTCTGTTTGTGTAGCATACTTATCTTTTCGATTCTGTTTGTACTCTGGCAATAACTCTTTACGGTAGCTTGATGAGCCCCAGTCTGCGGTAATAATAATTCTACCACACTTGTAAGAGTTTGCTAAAGACTTAACTGTTTCTACATACTGCTCTCGAAAGTCTGTTCTGCCTTGGTGTTTCCAACGAAAAGCTAAGTTTAGTGCATCTACAATTAGAACAGTGGTATCTTTACCGCCAATTGCTTCATTAAAATTAAAAGCCACCTATCCACTCCGTCTTTTCTGTTTCCAACCAAATATCCATTAATAGTACATAACAATTTAAAAACCTAATATACAGATACTCATCTGTGTTTTCTGGCTTATTCTCTGTTACTACAAATACTTTTGATCGGTCATATTTAAAAAATAGCATTGGCTTTTGATCGCCACCTGCCGCCTGTATTACTACTTTCTTCCACCATCTGATAATGTTATTTGTTTTGGGCTGTGTAAATATCTTATCAGTGAGCGGAGAATCTTTGTAATTCTTTACCTCTATGCAATAATGATTTCTCTGATTAGGGACATATAAGTCCCCTTTCAGGTACTCAAGAGCGCCCGAGGCAGGCACTCTCTCAAACTTCAGTCCGGTCGCTTGTCTCAGCATGTCCCTCACCAGGTACTCGCCCCTCGCTCCCTTCGCTCTCGAATCTACCATCTTCTTCCTCGTTGTCTTCTTTAGGCTTTTGTGCGCCTACTGGTTCTTGGTGGCTTTGTGTCCACCACATCCTTCTTCTTCCTGCGCTCATTCTTACTCCAATACGCTTGTGTTTCCGTCCTTTACTACTTCAATCTTTTCCAGAAGAGGGTGAGACCATCCATGAGAAACAAGATAAGTATTCATGTCTTCTTGTAGTAGAACTTCTACTATACGCTCCTTTCCGGCATCATCGAGAACACTAATTACTTCGTCTAAGAATAATACATTGATTTTAGACTTAGAAATACTACTCATTAACCTGCGAATAGCTATCAAAGTAGCCGTATTTACTCTTGCCAACTCGCCAGATGAAAGTGCAAGAATATCTACTATATTACCACTGTCTGTAATTTCGACATTAAGTTTATCATTTGAAACAACAAACTCCAGAGTGAAGCGGCCATCTGATAACTCTGCTAAGTATTCATTTGCTAACTCTTCCAGCTCTCCAACTAAGTTTTCGATCTTATATGCTAATAATCCGTTTGTGCTAAAAGACTTTTTCAATACAGTGAGTTCGGCTTCTAACTTATTATTCTCTTCTAATTTGGAGCTATATTCTTCGAATTGCGTAAGAAACTCGTCTGTTTGCTCCTGAATAACTTGAATACGAGTATTAAGTCTTGTTCTTTTCTCATTCTCAACATAGTTATCTGAGCGTAGACGTTTTGCTTCGGCCAAGCTCTCTTCAAGCACTGTCCGCTTTTCTTCAAGCTCTTGCTTGTCCAAGATTACTCTTGGAAGGCTTGAATCAAAAGAACGTACTAAATCCTCCCAATCTTTCTGCGCAGTAGCGTTTCGTTCAAATTCCAGATTGTTTGCTTTAATTGTTTGAATCTGTGGACGAATTATCGTAGCTTTAGCGTGAGCATTATCTTTCTTAGCTCGCTGTACTTCAATCATTGCTTTCTCTTCAGAAACATCAATAGATTGCTTACAAGTGGGACACTCATCAGAAATTTTCTCTAATTTATCCAGAGTCCGTTGAGCACCCGTAGCGACTGCTTGTAAAGACCCTAACTCTCCCTGCAAATCATCATAAGATTCATACTGTGTAATAGTACAACTCTGGATAGCTTCAATATCTATTTGATCGAGCATTACCTTATATTGATTATTTGTAGTGATTTTTTTATTTTTTTCCGAGATATTTTCAATCTCTAATCGTAAAGAACCTAAAGCTTTCTCGTCTTCAGATGTATCAATTTGTAGATCCAACATAGGTAGTATGTTGGTATTACTCAATTTATTATCTTCTAACCACTTTTCTACTGTTGCCAGTTTACCAGATATCGTAGAAGACCTTGATGCTACCTCTTTAGAGGCTGTCTTAAATATTTCGAACAGTTCAACGTACTTCTCTAAGTGCAGTAAATCAATAAGAAACTTCTTACGATTAGCATCTGTAGCAGTCAGGAACTGTAAACTCGCATTAGTATTTTGATATACCAACTGCGAAAAGGTTTTAAAGTCTACTCCAAGAATCTCTTGTAAAGTTTTATAGGTGTTCGTAGCCGTATGGCTGGAAATATCAGAGCCATTCTTTTCGAGTTTTACTTTAATGTTTGTTTTACGATTAACTGCAATTAGGTAGTTATCGTTATCTTTAGTGAAAGAAAGAGAAATATTGTAACCGTCATTTACGTAGCGGTTAGGGATATCTGCCTTCTTGATTCCTTTAGAATTTTTATTATACAGTGCCTCTTCAATGATTAACGGTATGGAGGACTTCCCCATACCGTTAGTACCAAGGATTTGTGTTACTGTATTATCATCTAACTGTAATTCATTACCAGAACCATAACTAAAGCAGTTATCCCATTTCAACGTTTGTAGTGTAATCATTGTATGTTCCTATGATGTCTGGTATTTTTTCAGGTTTAATTTCAAGTATATAAGTTAAGTACTCTGCTAACTCTTCTTGGACTGACATATCTTTGTCCATTATCAGAGAAGCTTCTGATTTTCGTACTACTACTTTCTTGTCAAGGAGGTCTGAGTTCTTGACTCCTGCTAAATCTTGTATATCGCCCTCTATTTCATAGATAGTGTGATCGAAATCAGTAGCGATCATATCAGCTTCGCTTGTAACAGTCTTACGAATAAGCTGTGGAAGATTGAACTCTTCCCACATCCAAGACCAGTCTTGCTCATTAATAAACAAATATCCGGTCTTTACTTTGTTTCTATGGAATGAAGTAGTCATTGGGCTACCTGGGTATACAATGTTTTTCTGGCAGTTGCTATGGGCGTGTAAGTCGCCTGCAAATACAACGGGGAAGTCTTCGAATAAATCTAAGTCTACCTCTGGTTTTACGTGTGGTGGTATCTCTCCTCGAACATGAGTGAACAAGGGCTTACTTGTATCAAAGTGATCTATGCTACCCTTACGATGAAGATCTGCATAAGGCAATATGCCATAGCCCAAATCTTCGTCAACGTATGATATATCTACTACGTTAATAAGAGGATTAATATCTCTGGAAACTTGCTTTAGCTGAGTAAAGAACGTCTTGTTCTTCTTAGTCGCTTCATGGTTTCCGTCATAGATAATTGTTGGAATCTTTACTCCACGAATAAACTTGAAGTAAAGTTCTAACTCTTCCATGTTCGGAAGACGATCAAAGAGATCGCCTCCGATTATGTGCATACTACATTCTTTCTCAAGCTCATATACTTGTTCAAAGAACATTTGATACCGGTTTGTAGCCCACTTAACTGGGACATTCTTCTGCCCCAGTTTGATGTGCCAGTCAGCCGTAAATAATATCATCCTACGTTAAACTCAGCATCAAGTGCTTCGTCGTCAGTCTCGTTACCGTGGTTACGAACACGATCTAACAACTCTTTCTGAGCATCAGCAGTTGGACGAGGCATAACGTCATCCATAGACTTTAGTTCAGCAATAGAAGCCAGCTCAGTCTCTGTAAGA